AATTTGTATAAAGAAACCGAAATTATTGGCGATAGCAATATACTCGAAGTGAGTAAAATTGCAATTGGCTTGATGAGATTTGCTGAAGATTATTTATATGAACTAGTGAACAGCGAAGATGATGATATTGATGTAGCATATTTAGATTGTCTAAATGGAGAAAGGAAAGAATTTAAAAGGGAAGAAAAATAATAAAACAATTAAAGCACAGCTATGTGCTTTTTGTTTTGGTATCAAAAGACATCAACATCACCAACATTATCAAAAGCTATCACTATCATCAAAATCAAAACAATAGAAAATAAAAAAGTGAAAATGGAAAAATAAAAAAAAAAAATGTTTTAAAACTGGGAAAATTATAACATTGTGCGACGTATAGTATAAATGATTAAAATAATAAATATATCAAAAGAAAAAGAAAAAGCTATTAGAGAGCATTCTAGGGGGTTCAAAAATGCTTATAGGAAAATAGAAAAGAAAATATCCAAGGAACTTGGAAAAAACTTTTTCTATTGAAACACCAGCAGGCTGGAGTGAAAAAGCACGCCAGTGCTTTTGAACATAAGCATTATCGCCCCTAGCTACACCAAGCGTAGCGGACACTACACGAAAGACTTTCAGAGAAAGGTGTTTAAAAAGATATTTTATGGAGCTTTTGTATCAATATCAGATGTTTCAGACACAAACGACAATCCACGAAGTGGAAAGTATCAAATGTGTCCATAAACAACTGTTGTGTTCCAGAAACAAGTGGGTTCATAAACAACTAGTCCAAATACAAATAGTCAAAAGCAGTGGGTTCCGTAAACAAGTATGGGGGGTTTCTGACACAAAAGAGGCTTAAACAGTAGAAAAAACAGCTGATTAGTATCAATCCTTGAAAAAGTAGTCCTAAATCAGCTGGTTCTCTACTACACTATACCTCTTTTATATACCCTACCTCTATAAACTATTTTATATTTCTTACTGCTTCGCAGTATCCGTATGTAAATCAAATATGTCAGCCAAGCCGCCTACCTTTTGCTTTTGACCCAAATCAAGCCTTACAACACATTTTCTTAAACTTGTCAAGCTTAACCAACTTGTTTTCTAACAGAGGTCAAAACGCTAACGCTTGATACTGACAGTACCTTGTATTACATAGTAGTTTCAAAAAAAAGTAGGCGGTAACATTGCCACTAACACCGCCTACCTTGACCTACCTTTTAAACGCTTATGCTTAAAAAAACCAAAAGGTAGTCCTAAAGGCGGCGAACTTGCCGCCTACCTTTTTACTACTGTTATTTCCAAAAGGTAGTCCTTTGACGTGCCTACCTTTTTTATGTTATAATAGTTGACAAACCGTTAAAAATATTATAAACTCCACCATAACCATAATAAAAAAGCGAACAAAACCCCATTTTCCACTAATACATAAGCATAATAAAACACCCAAAATAAAAAAACATATTATAACATATCGCTTTAACAGAGGTCAGAAAAAGGTAGTCTTTTGACGTGCCTACCTTTTTTCTGTTATAATACTATCTTTTTTCCCGAAAACATTGTATAATATGCGTTTTGTTCGCTTTTTGCCTCCGACACTTTTTTTTATTTTAAATTATGTTATAATATGTTTTTTCGTTTAAAAACTATCCCCCACCCCATTCTACCCACCCAAATACTTTTAACTTTTTATTGAATAAATCATTTTCATATAAAAATAACTATTGACTTTTAGAACCCACTGTGCTATAATGGAGCTATAAATCAAAGAATTAACAAATAACTACAAATAAGGAGAATATTATGAATAAAGAATTATATCCAACTAACCCAGATTTTAATCCCACTGTGATTGTGCCAGAAGTTTATCAATCACTTAAACATAAACCATTTCGACTTGGTGATTATTATTATCTACAAGAACCTACTGAAGAGCTACAACAACTGCTTAATAGCCCTACTGGGAGCTTACCAGAGTTGCTTTCACATATCTTTAATCGAACACATCAATCACGCACCACGGTATTTCCCACACTGTATAAGCAACTGACCGAATTGGTAATGTATACAAATACAATGACTAACAATTCACCAGCCTACACGGTTAATCTATTGTTTCGAGAAAGCAAGCTAGCTGGTTTTCAATTCACTAAAACGCTAACTGATACTGCTGATGGTCTTTACTTTACTAGTTATTATAATGCTCGTATCACTGAGAAACCGATTACAGCTGTGTTCGCTGTTTCAAATGCCCATTTGATTTCGCTTATCGACTTATTAGATGAATATGACCGCACTGGTTTTTATATCCGAACTGGTTATACTGCTCAAGCAAGGAAGACTATTAAAGGCGACCGATAATATTGTTTTATACTTGCTTTTAATGTCTTATGAGTGATATAATAGTAAATATCAAACAAATTAAAAACTTATAAAGGAAAGTATAGAACGAATGAATAATAGAAGTAATAAACAATATCAATTAACCATACCACATCAACTGGTAAAGAAGATTGATAATTTCTTTGAGCTAGCACCACAGCTCAATGACAAAGCAGTCTTTCCTAACTTGGAGGAGTTACAGAGAAACTGTGAAAATGTATTAAGACAATATTTTCTCAATCTGTCATCGTTAGTCCTACTTCCCATATCTAGCGACACAACCGACCCCCTAACCCAACCGTTAGCCACTATCATAAAGTTTACACCGAATGATAAGCGAAAACGGATTGAACAATTTTTAAACGAACACCCAAAGCTTGACCGACAAGAAATAATTCTCGAACTCGAAGAGAAACAAAAAGACTTGATAACTCATTTTGGTAAAGCCTATCGAATGGAAGTGCCAAGCACTAAGTTTCTGCTCCACTTGTTTAATCTGCGACAGACAACAACGCAAGCGTTCTATATTTACCAAATTCCATTTCAGAATAAATATAATAACGACATCGACCTCTTAAAGACTTATATTGGTAAGCTTCAAGGGTTTGAAAATCAAACGGCACGTAAGATTGACCAGTTGATTGATAACTTCAAAATCCACGCTCCAATGACTACACCTACTCAAGTGATGAAGTTTGCTAACTGTGCAGTTATTAACGGACAACTTGTATCTAACACCGAACACCAGCTCACGGACGGTGATTTTGTGGTGAATTCTGATTTAGTTATTCCAGATACAATACCTACATCTGTTCAAGAGTTTATCAATAACTTCACTACTAAAAACCCAGAAGTTCACGCTGAGTTAGACCAGCACCGTGAGCGACCATTCCTTGAGTTGGAGCTGGCTTATATGGCGTATAGCTGTTTCGCACGCTACAAGATTGGTGAGAACCGTTCGCCGTTTGGAGCATTCTTTCTGTTTGAAGATGATGACGGTATTGGTGGTGGTAAAGGTAAATCGGCTTTCACTACTGCTTTAATCAATGTGATTAACAGTGGTGTGGATGATAAAAGTCCGAGTGCGGTAATGGCGGGTAGCTTAGACCCTAGCACTATCACGACAGACCAAGTTAAGATTAACGCTAGCCCACGCTTGCTTAACAACCTCTTTGAGCGAGCAAGGGGAACATATTCTGATGAAGAAGTTAAGTTTCTCAAATCTATGCGTGAAACGGACGCAACAGCGATTGGTAAATATCAAACTCAAGAAAAATCAGTTAGCTTCCGTGGTAATGTGATGATTTCATCAAACCATATTCCACGCTTTCGTGAAATGAGCAACGCACTCCGTGAACGCTTTTACGGGATTGAATTTACGCTGAAATTTAAAGAGCGTGGCAACACCCAAGTTGATAAGCTATTAAACGACCCAGAGTTTCTAGGCGGTTTTGTAAGGTGGGCTTTTAGCTTTGGTTTCGACCAATATGAAAAGCGTAAGTGGATTGATGAACACTTTAAAGAACAGTTTGATAAGTTGATGACTAATAATAATGTTATTCTTCAGAATTTTTATACTGCGGTAGATAGTATGTATCAAACTGAAACAGCTGGTGAGTGGAAGATTTCCAAGCATAATATTGCGAGTTGTTCGAAGAGTTTCTTTAAAGAGATATTCGCCGAGGCGGCTGGCTCATTAGTTGGTGGTAATAAGCTGACTGGTTATCGTGGACACTTTGCTAGTGGTGAGTATCAGTTTAATTCTTGGCAGAACTTTGTTAGTTATCTAACTGAAGCGTTAGATAATAATACTTTAAAGGCGGTTAATTTTGACGGTCGAGTGAAAATTAACGGTAAGGATTATCGCCGTTTTGTGGTGAATTTGAACAAGCTCCGACCAATGAGTTTCGCTGATATAAATGACACGCAAACCGAAAAGCAGTGGAAGAAAGATAACTTCTATAAAGATATTAAAGAAAAAGAAGTTGATACGGTTATTGACTATGATGAAGATAATAAACCTACTACACTTGAAAGCATCACAAAACAACCAGAACCTACCCCAGCACCTACACCAATTGAAGAACAAGTTGCTACAATTATTGAACGACCAGAAGACAAACAACAAGAGCTGGAAACACAGAAAGGAGATGTAATGGCACGGATTGAGAACGGTGAAGTTGAAATGAGTGAACCAAATACTCCGTTTAACCCACTACCAGATACGCTACAAGTTAATGATACTAATTATACTTATCGAGCTTATAGCGACACGGTTAAGAATTATATTAAAGATATGCAAGATGTATTGCTTGCTCAAATGCCAGAGATTGAACAGAGTAATGGCGACAGCGAAGAAGTTGATTATCTGGTGTATCTGTTAGCAACCTATGTCAAGAGCTATTGTGAGATAACGGGGGACAATATGATAAATATCCCACTAGCTTATATCCAGCAAAAGAACAAGTGGAAGACCTCACCGTTCGACTATTTGAAAGCTTATTATACCTTTGGTAAAAATACTCTAAGTGTTGCTCAAACAAGGGACGGTCAAATGAAGCTTGGGTTCTATAGTAGAAACTAAAACATTTTACAAAAAAGTTTGATAAAAATATTGACTTTTTAAAAAGGTTGTGCTACAATATAGATACAATAGCGAAACAACAATAAGCAGTAATGATAAATAGATTGATTGAAATAGCTATTTATATATAACCATAACAACTTAATACAAAAGGAGAAGTTTATGAAGATTGAAGTCAATCAGATTAAAACTAATAAAAAGAATATTGAAGTCCATATCATTCCAACCGAAGATATGCGATACGAGGAAATCTAATTATGGCACTGTTTGAATTAAATACCGTTAAAGACAGCGTTAAAGATGACCGAGATAAATATATTGGTGGTTCAGACCTACCAAAGGTTAATAACCCTACCAGTGCTGAACGGCTCATCTTTGAAAAAACTCATAAGCAAAAAGACTTTACCAGCATTTATACCGAGTTTGGCAATATTGCTGAGCCGTTGATTAGGGCTTATGTGAGTGAGGAGTTCTATAATAATGAAAGTATCGAACCCAGCACCACTATCATAAAGAGAGAGGGTAAGCTTGGACTTCGTGGCAACTTGGACGGTGATAACACAACCCGCCAAGAAGTGATTGAGATTAAAACACTTGGTGAGAATTATTATGATGACCCTAGTGCATATGTAAAAAAGCTTGAGACTTATCGTATCCAAGTTGGCTATTATATGAAGTTAAAGGAATATCAGAAAGGCACTATCTTTATCTTCAAACGACCAAGCATTTTGCTTAATAAAGCTTTTGATAAATGGACTGTCAAAGAGATGTATGAACGACAGAGTGAAGTCGAAGAGTTTATTATGACTAAAATGGACGACCGACTTGAAATGGTTTATGTTAAACCAAGCGAGCTATTTATGCCACTCTTCGATAAATATACTGACCTAACTGATGAAGTCAATCGTCGAATTGAGTTGATTGATAAAGCTTTTGAGAGACATAGCGAACGCCAAGAAAAGACTACTGAAAGTGATGATGAAGATTTGCTTGTTGAGTTCAAAGAATTGGAAGAAATGGAAAAGAATATTGCGGCTCGTAAGAAAGAAATTCTTGAACATTTCATTGAAAAATACCACGAGAACGAAACCTTTGAAATTGACGGTAATAGTTTCATCTATACTGCGGAACGCACTGGAACACGCAAGAGCTTTAACAGCAAAGCTTTTGAAAGTGATAACCCAGAGTTATATAAGAAATACATTAAAGAAAGCACAGTAAGTTATAAACCAAGTTTGAAAGTGAAATAAGATGTTTAAAGTAATTAAGATTAAGAATAGTCAATTATATCTACGCTATATCTTTATAGACAATGATGTAAATCTAACAGTTAACAACCCAATGGTCTATACCGATGTTGATATTATTGAAAAGCATATTGATAAATTAGCACAGTTAGGGATTGAAGCAGTTGCGATTGAGCTTAATCCAGAAGAACCAACCGAAGAATAAAGTTTGAGAGAGTTATAATTGAGGTGGAAATAGATTTTATGAAGTTCTACTTGGAAACTGGTAAGGACTTCAAGAAACTAATGAGGTATTGTGAAAAGGGGCGGATTAAGAAAATCAATGTGGATATGTCGAACGCCCCCTATCCGCTATCGAAGAAAGCACGGGCGGTGTTATATCACCTTGAAAAAAATGGTATAATTGTAGTATGGAAATAGAATATAAAGGAAGCACTGGTGATAAAGACACAATGCTATTAGTTGGCAATCTGGTTTGTGCGACAGACCATTTGTTGGAGAATATCATCAGTAAGCCAGAACAAAAGAAAGAGCTATTACCTGTTGTATATATGCTCGACCAGACACGAACTGATATAATGAAAAAGCTTAATCTTCAAGAAGAGCAGTGGTGTTTGTTCAAACATCTATCAGCTTCAAGGGTGATTGCTCAGGAAGTGTTTAAGACTGGTGCGAACGAAACATATGTTCAAAGTATTACCGAAATATTAGTAGCACTATTTGGTGAAGAATACGACACTTGTGGTGCTTGCAAGAAAGACAAAGGAGAAACAAATGACCGTCAAACGGAAACCGTATAATAAGTCAACTGGGCGAGATTATAGTTATGATAAAGCTTACCAGAAATCGCCTAAGCAAGTAGCGAACCGTGTGGCACGCAATAAAGCACGTCGAGAAATGGTTAAGAAACACGGAGCAAGTGCTTTAAAAGGCAAAGATGTTGGACACAAATCAATGCTAATCAATTCAACTAACCCTAAAAAGGTTGGTTATAAGATTGAGAGCCGAGCTAAAAACCGTGGTAAAGATAATGCGAAAGTCGCAAGGAGAAATAAGAAATGATGAGCGAACAAGAAATGCTAAAACAAGATAAAAAACGGTTAGAACTTATCAAAAAGCTAATCAAATCTGTAAATGATTTAGCTAATATAACCTTTGGTAAAAAGGTTGAATTGCTACCAGCTGAAAAAGCTTTAGAAGCTTATGAGAGAGCTGACAGCGTTGAGCGAGAACTTCAAGTTGCTCAATTATATCAAGAAACAATCGACCGATTGCTCAAGGTTGCTTATACCAAAGGATATATTGATAAAGAAGTTCGAGATAAAGCAGTTAAGGTTCAAGAGACATATGATATATACTTCACTGAATATGTTGAACCGCTAACGAGAGCGTTCAATTATATCCAAGAACAAAATAAAGCTTTTGAAGAATTTGTCCAAGAGCTTTCAGCTGAAACGCTTAAACAAGAAATTGCTGATGCTTATCAAGCAACATTCAATAGCCTTAAGAAAGACAAATCAATTAAGAAACGAGTTGATGAAATCTTTGATAAGGTTGATACTTATGGTAAATTGATTGATAAACAATTAGAACTAAATATTCTAGCTAAAGAACGAAAGTTCAATAGCGTCCCAGTAGTGGCTGAAGTAAAATTAATTGAGCTAAATAAAGAATTACAAGAGAAATATCAGAAGCAATTAGAAGATACAACTAAACGATAAATAAGAGAAGATAGGAGTAGTGGAAATGGAAATTATGAGGTTTGATGATATATATCAGAAGACAAGTAAAGTAATAACCATTGACGACTACTCTTATCTTTTTTCTGATAAAGAAAAATCACAAGCTCCACTTTATGGTGCTTTCGTATCAAATGATAAAACTCGCAAGGTTCAAAGTATTCTTTATCGCACTGCTTTGACTATTGATATTGATGGACTAAAAGGAACGGACGAAGTAGCCAAACGCTTTATTAAGCGAGTGATTGAATACTTGAAGAGTAATTTCTCAACCTTTGTCTTTCACGAAACTCATAGTAGTAAAAAAGATGACCGTCGTTTTCGCATTTTAATTCCGATTGGTAAAATTTCTAAGGATAACTTTAAGTATTTTGCTCAAGCTTTCTGTGAAGATATGGTGAATATGACTAAAACCAAAGACTATATTGTCTTAGATAAAAAGAGTTTTGAACCTCAACAGTTGATGTATTTTATACCGAGCTATAAGTTCAATTATATTTACGGCTCACTCGAAGATAAAAATAACATCGAACAGTTTCTACCACGAGCCAAAGAGCTTAAAGAACAAGATGTCAAACCAGAAAAAGCTAATCAAGAAACCAAGCAATATCTTGGCGGTGGATTTTACGATTGGCTTAACAATAAAGGTATGACTTATTTTCTTGATAGGTATTTTGCTGATACTTATAAGTTTAATCGCATACTAGGGGACGGTCAATTTGAATATAAAGACCTCAGTTCCAAAAAGAAAGCAGGGGTGCGAATTACCGCCAACAATCAAGTAATGACTACTTGGCACGACGGTGATATTTATACCAATGAGGGGAATGGTGCGAGAAGTGCGAACATTTATCAGCTCTTAAAAAATAAAGGTATTATCAATGAAATCTACGAGGAGTTCCGTAATGAAACTGCGTGATTATCAGCAAGAAGCCTTTAACAAGGTGATTGCCAGCAATGAACACACGCTGGTGGTATCACCTTGTGGTAGTGGTAAAAGCTTGATAATGTCGGAGCTGGTTAATTATTTTTCAAGCAACGGTAAAAAGGTTTTATTTGTTGTTCACCGCAACAATCTACTTGACCAGTTTAATAATCACTTAAAGCGTTATGATAACCTTAATTGCGATGTTCTTTCGCCTCTACGAGCTTTAAATTCTAATAAAGATTATGATGTCATCTTCATTGACGAAACGCACCACGCAACGAGTAAGAGCTTTCAGAATGTGTTTAATAAATTTGACACAGCACGGCGAATTGGTTTCACTGCGACACCAATTCGCTTATCTGGTGAGCGATTAGCTAAACCAATCAATCAGTTTCGCTCCGCTCCATTTGATAAAGTAATCAATACTATTACAATTAATGAGCTAATTCATCGAGGGTATCTATCACCCTTTGATGTGAAAGCTGGGGACTGGACTTTATATTTTGATAATCGAACAATTAAAACCGTTGCTGGTGAGTTTAGCTCCAAATCAATCAGTGAGGCGTTTAAGACTGATAAGCTCAAAGAGTTAGTTGAAAACTTTAAAGAGCTTGCCGAAGACCGTAAGACGATTGCTTACACCAGCTCAATTCAAATGGCAGAGCAATTAGCCAAAGAACTAAATAATCAAGGAATTGTTGCGAAAGCTTTTCACTCCAAGTTATCTGCTCAACAAGTCGATGAATATATTGAACAGTTTAAAAACAATCAGATTAAAGTCTGTGTTAATGTTGATTTGTTTGGTGAGGGGTTTGATGTGCCAGACTGTGATTGTGTGTTGATGTTAAGACCGACCAAATCACTATCATTATATATACAGCAGTTTATGCGGTGCATGCGGATTGACCCAAATAATCCGAACAAACGAGCGTTAATTATTGATTTTGCGAATAATACTAAAATTCACGGTGGATTATTGTCAGCAGAGCTACGAATGCGAATGAAGCAAGAAAACGAGTTATTAAAGTTTTGCCCCCAATGTGAAACACTCAACTATGCGAAAGCTAAGATTTGCGACAATCCAGATTGCCGTTTTAAATTTCCAACTGGTGGTGGCTTAGCTCAAAAGAAACAGCCAGAAGAAATTAAAATGGCAGTTGAAATGAGTGTGGTTGATTATACGATTGAGAACGAATTAAAATCGATTGCTAAATTAGATACTAACTTAATTGATGATATTACCACTAAGTTTATTCATATTTTAACCGTTGGTATTTGTGCCAAAGATGATAAGAAGATGGCAGAAAAACTCAAAACAATCACTAAGACACCAATGTTTAATCATATTAAACAAGTTGAACCCAATCTTGAAGTTATCAATCTCTTCTCTGAACAGATTGGTGGCGGTCAATATGATATGGATTATTTTCGACATAAATATAAAGCTTATCTGGATTGGAAACGAGAAATGATGAATAAGCGTAAAGATGAGTTAGTCAAACTTAAAACCTTAGCCAAATATTATAATCGACAATTGAGCTTACCTTATGTCGAAGAAGCAAAGAAACAAGAATACCGAGAATGGCTATTAGAATATAAGCAAAATGTCAAAAAATATTTCAAATAAGTATTGACAAAAAGGTTATGGTGTGCTACAATGTAGACATAATCAAACAATAACAATAATGAAAGGAACTATGTGAAACGCTATAAACTTCTCAAAGACCTCCCAACATTCAAAGCTGGTGAAGAGTTCTTTATTAGTAAAAGTGGAAATCTTATAGCTGGAACACCAAGCGACCCAAAACGAATAACAGTTGAAACAAGATATGGTCTTCCAATGAAAATAGATTTAATGGCTTATGCTAAGGAAACACTTGAAGAATTTCCGAATATCTTAAAAGACTGGTTCGAAGAGATTAACAATCCTAATGAATACTATTATGTAACCGATACTGGATATGTAGGTTATGTGAAAGATAGGAACGAAGAACCAAATAATTTCCTACATAGATTAGAGATTGGAAATACTTTCGACACTAAAAAGGAAGCTGAAAAATATCTGGAATATCTCAAAGCGAAAACAATTATTAAGCAAGACGCCAAAGGCTTTAAACCTGATTGGGAAGATAAAAATGAGGATAAATGGCATGGCACGTGGGGTATTATGCATAAAGAATTGTCAACTAATCTCGTTTGGTTTAATCAAGAAGATACTATATATTTCCAGACCGAAGAAGATATTAAAGAAAGCTTTAAGAAACATCCTAACGAGTGGAAAACTTATTTGACTTATGAACAATAGATATTATTACAAAATAGTCATTACCACTATATATGTGGACGACACAAGTATAGAAAGCTACTTAAATGGCATTTATATAGATTATGATAAAGCCGTGAAGAGAGCTGACTTAATTATGGAGAGTATACTAGAAGATATTAACTCAGACTGTGAATATTCCGTAATTGGAAACGGCTCTGGAAAAATTAAATATCAGATATGCACCGACTATGTAGAACACCCTAAAATATATAGTATATGGGTGGAAGTAGAAAAAAGTGGAGAGATATTAGACTAATGAAATACAATGTAGGGCAAACTGTTTACACGGTAAGTATTATAGATAATATAACAGAATACACTATTATCGGCAAAATAGAATATAAAATCTTAGGATTTACTTATAAAACCAGATATGTTTGTAAGCCCACACCAAATAATATATTTTTATTTGATAAAAGTGAGAAAGTAATAAGTGGCAGAAAACTGCATAAAATGATAACAGACAATAAGGAATAAGCAATGGCGAAACCGAAGTATAGAGATATTAAAATTCAAAGGAACGGTAAATTTAATACTAACGGCACGGTTCACGATACTATCGAAGAAGCGTTTGTCTATTGGGATAGAAAACTACCTAATCAAGATAAAACAAATTTAATTTATCCAAGTAATGAGAGCTTTGATTTTACGATAACTTGTTTCTCGTTAGAATATGCAAAAAGGATATTAAGTTAATGAGAGTTATAGAAACACATATTTTAATAATTTTATATATAGATGGGCTATTATCAATTATACTTTCACTTTTATTTCTCCTTAATTCTGAGTTTACTCTCTCAATCCTTTGGTTGATAATGGCTTGCATAAGTTGGTATCTTTTTAAAATAATTGTAGATGATATAGATAGGGATTGGAAAATATGTTAAACAAAGCAGACCCAGATTTTACAATTATTCTCAATGAATATGATGAAAACGGAGAAAAGATAGTCGAGCATAGGTTTAAATCAGAGCAAATGTATTGGGAATATTATGAATTACTTCAAGCAATCAAAAGAATGAACCGACCGAATATTTCAGAAGAAGAACACGAAAAATGGTTTAAAGAACAATGCGAAGTTTGGTCTAAAATAGAAAACATTGAAGAAAAGCTCGAAGAATGGTCATAATATAAAAGGAGTAAAAAATAATGAAATATATAGTATTTGACATCGATGGTGTTTTAGCAGATTGTTCGCACCGACTTCATTATATTCAAGGAGAGAATAAGGATTATGAAAAATTCTATTCAGATGAAGAGATAATGAAAGATAAGCCAATACCGCATATAGGAGCTATAATGGGAGCATACGATAGTTTCAATGAGTATTGTGTAGAAGAAGCCGAAGTCCATTGTATCCTTATTAGCGGTAGGAATGAAAAATGTAGACAAGCTACAATCAAGTGGTTAGAAGAAAAAACACCATACTTTTGTTGATGAAGATGAGCTTTTTCTCCGACCAGAAAACGATTATCGCCCAGCTTACGAAGTTAAGGAAGATTTAATCAAAAAGCACATCGGTTTTGAAAATATTATCTTTGCTTTCGATGATGATGACCAAGTTAATGAGATGTATAAGAAACACGGTGTTATGTGTTATAAACCGAATATGACTAAGGAGTAAATATGAACGATATAATTGGTGCGAGATACTGGTATAACCCTACAAAACAATATGGATATGAATTGGTATCTTTCAAGATTGATAAATTCTGGGACAAAGAAATTGGACAACCAGTTTATAAACCTTATGTAGATGTTTTTCTCGAAAAGTCTGAACTCCAAAACAAGAAAAATTATACTTCGATAGAGGGTTATCTTGATGAAGATTTCTTTATGGAGCGATGGACAGGTATGAAAGATACTGACGGTGAAAAAATCTATGAGGGAGATGTAGTCGAAATCCGTGGAACTGGAACTGGGACAATAAGAGTTGCAATTATAAGATATGGAAAACCTTATCCAGAAAGCGATTTGTCAGATGAATTTTATATCGAAGAACGAAATGGGAATATTTCACTCAATTCTTTGGATTTAGATGAATATTATGGAGATATAGCAGTTGTTGGGAATATACACGAAGACCCAGAATTATATGAAGAAACAAAGAAAAGAGATTGGTAATGGCAAACCCTTTTATGAATAACAAGAAATATCATAAGATTATAATCAATATCTTAATATTTGTATTATTTATATTACCAGCAGTTATCGCTTTATATTTAGTATTATTTAAATTCGATTTAACTTTTAAGCAATTTGAAGCTTTATTCGGTTTATTTATATTAGGTTTAGCAGGATTGGCTTTAAACAATATGCCAGAGTTATAAGAAAGGAGTAAACAATGGATTTTGACGAATATCAAAATAAAGCAATCAGATTTGACACGGCAATGTATGCTATAACAGAGCGAGATAAACATAATGGCTATATAGAGAAAGTTCTTGGTTTAGCTGGTGAGACTGGTGAAGTTATCGAAAAAATTAAGAAAAAGCTTCGAGATAACGATAATTATTTTTGCCAGACTAACGAAGAAGCCATAGCGTTAGACAAAGAACTCGGCGATGTGTTGTGGTATCTTTCGGCAATCGCTGAATATAATGGTATTAGTCTACAAGCTATTGCAGAAAATAATATTCAAAAGTTAGAAGACCGTAAAGCAAGAGATAAGATTCACGGCAGTGGAGATAATCGATGACACGAGAAGAATACAATAAATCAATCGAAGCACAGCTCAAACGAGTTAAAGAAACTTTAATTAAGAAGAATAAAGAATACTCAACTGATAGCTCACCGCTACATAACTTTCACCAGAGTGCGAAAATCTTACGAGTATCACCAAAAGAAAGTGCGTTCGCCTTTATGGTCAAACACTTAACTTCAATCACCGATATGCTCCAAAGCGATATTGATTATCCAATGGAACTCTGGGAAGAAAAGCTCGGCGACGCTAAAAATTATTTGTTTTTAATTGAATGTTTAGTTCAGGAGGAAAAGAATGAAAAAATACAGGCTTAAAAAAGATTTACCTTTTGCGAAAGCTGGTGATATGGTGGAAATGTGGAGTAATGGGACTATAGCTTTTATAGGTGAACCCAATCTCCCACGATTTAATAAGAAAGATGTAAAAATGTTTCCTTTATGGTTTGAGGAAGTTGAAGAGCCAGAGCGATATTTCTCTATAAATATTTTCAAAGCAACAGTGGAAGAAGTTAAGAACATTCACTACTCAGAGTGGGCGATTGAGAATATGAAAAGTATAGGAATATTATTCGAAACCCAAGAAGAAGCTGAAGAATACCTTGCTTATCTCAAAGCCAAAGCAATTATTAAACAAGATACCAAAGGATTTAAACCTAATTGGAATGACACAAAACAAATTAAATATAGTTGTTTTTATGATGAAGACCGTTTTACTGGTCATGGGTGTGTTAAACCAGCTATCGAGGAAACAAGCACAAAAATGGGGGCATTGATTTATTTCAAGAGTGAAGATGATATTAAAGAAAGCCTCAAAAAACACCCAGAAGAGTGGAGGAAATATTTGTTTTATGAGCAATAAGATAAGAAACCTTGATTTTAAAACCTTTATTACTAGCTATATTCCTAACATTTATAAGGATTATTCAAGAGATTATAGTTCTGAACCAATCGAAATAAATTTTGGATATGAAGAGGAAGATGACTATGAATATACAAAATTTCTTTTTGCGATTGATTGGCATACACGCAATCTTCAAGACCTCGAAAATATTTTAAGTAAAAGAATATTTAATTCATATGTCGAGAAATTCTGGCTCGACCAAGATGATAATAGAATTTGTATTACGCTAACTGAGGAAAAATATAGGGATTAAAAACTTATAACGATAAAAACGAAGTAGAATTTTAACAATTAAATTCCAGCCTTACAAGGGGCGAAAGCCCCCCACCGTGCTAATGGGGATTAGTTAGGGAGGGAGGACTAAAAACTTTTAGTCGTCCCTTGTAGGGCTGGAAAACTGGCTGAAAGCTGGCTATTTTCAGATGGATAATGGGGCGGTTTATTAAAATAAATAAAATCAAATAGCTGGGAGTTATCCCTATAATCTCGTCGTTCCACCAGACCTTTTCAGTCCTACAATGCCCTATAAGAACATATTGTTTCTCGCCCTTGCCCACGGCGTTAAACTGGGCAAACCTTATAAAAACACTCTGTAATAAATTTGTGGTAGCGAAATACTTTCGCTTCCCAAATCTGGACATAACTTTTAATTACAAATAATAATGTGGTAGTTATAATAATAGGTTCTGTTATGTTCAGTTTTGGGGTTAGACAAAAGCAAGCACTTCATAGCTCCCTAAATACTCCACTTAATTAGGACACATATCGATTTCAATTCTCAAAGTGCTTTTGCTAAATCCCAATATTAAGAATAACAAATAAAGGAGATAATAAATGGCTGGAACTAAAGCTGGTGGTAAGAAAACCGCCACAACAAATATTGCTCGCCACGGTAAAGACTTCTATTCTAAGATTGGCAAGAAAGGTGGAGCTAGCGGTAATACTGGTGGTTTCGCTTCTGATGTCATTGGCAAAGACGGTCTTACTGGTCGAGAACGAGCAAGTCGAGCTGGTAGAATTGGCGGACTAAAAAGCAAACGAAACCGAAAGAAAGAAGTCGAAGAGAAAGAAGAAGAGTAATATAAATTTTAAATTATATATGGTAAAATAAGAGTATGAGCAAATTAAACAAATTATACATTACAATCCAAATTATTTTAATCACGGTGATTTATTTTACAATCCCAAATTCACTTATCTTACAACTAGTGTTATGGGTAAATCTATTCTTTACAACTTTTACTCTATCGTTTGCGGAAGCAACAGATGAAGAGTTGGTAGCGTTGGAAAAGAATACTAAAGTATCACTCAATAATATCGCTTATGAGATAGCAAGATTGGATACTATTGTTGATGAACTTAAAACACCTAAGAAGAAATCAACAACTAAGAAAACAATAAAGAAAACAATAAAGAAATAAGGTATAGATATGGTGGGGACTTTTACTTACATCGGCAAAGATAATCAACAACTAATAAAGGGTGAAATCTATAAAATAGATTTATTAGATGTCAGTAGAAATTGCTATGAGGGTAGAAGTCCAGTTTTAATTCGCAAGGCGAAAAATATTAAACGAAAAGAGCGTTGTTCCTTTTACCATAATTGTAATTATGGAATTGGAGTTGTGGTAAAAGGCACGAACTACTCATATATCTATCGCACTTGGACTACATTTTTAAAAGATTGGAGAGAGGATGATTGAACGAAATGAATACACAGTTATAAATATACCAGGCAAAATGCTTGGTATTAAGAATGGTAAAATGTGTTCAAAGGACGGCAAAAAGGTTATTGATAAACCAGAAATCCGCAAGTTTAAAAAATGGCTCACAGACTATTTGGTTGAAAACTATGGCGACTTAAAATTCGAGGGTAAAGTATCAATTGGTTATCGATTTTATATGGAAGATAATCGCCGTATCGACTGTTCAAATATGCTTCAAGGGATTGAAGACTGCTTACAAAAAGCTGGTATCATTAAAGATGACAGCTGGCAATGGTGTTCAATTGCTTATGCTGAGGGTGAGCTTGCTAAGTCTAAAAAAGAAGTTCGAGCGGAGGTAATGATTATCGATGAACAATAAAGAAGTAGTAGATATTTCCCATAATCTGAAACTTGATGAAGTTCGCCATTATAAGGATACTGAGTATTGGACTACTATTGATATTTGGTTGTATCTGACTGGGGGCGACAGCACTATCATAGCTCATAAAGATGTCGTCGACTTTTGCCGTGAAAACGAGTGGACTTTCTTAAATACTAAACGATTGTCTATTAAGCGTAATGGTAAAATATATAATGGCTATGCCGTTAAACCAGATAATGGCATTAAACGCAAAACGAAAATCACTCGCACATTAACTGTTTCAACCACGGTGCGAGATTATGTTTTAGAACTCTTTAATGACTATGATTTATATTATGATTGGTGCTTAGAGCAACACCTTGAACCCCTTTCAGAAACCAAGTTTAAGGAAGAAACTCGTATAATCTTTCATTAAACTATTGACTTTTTGAACGAGGTGTGCTATAATGTAATTAACATTGAAGAACAACAACAATAATAATCAATTATAACCAGTTATTCTTTGATGTAGTAAAGTCAACCAATTAAAGCCAAAAGGAGAATTATATTATGGCACTATTTCAAATGACAGAAAGATTATCAAACCCAAGCCAACGCAACTATAAGTGGCGAGCAGGAGCTATTTTGGACGGTAAAGAAGCAAACTTTGCTGACCGAATGGTTTACTACGACAAAGAGAAACAAGTTGAGCTAACAACTAAGCCTTTTGAGTTCGCAGTTCTTGGTATCTCATTCCATATCACTGGAACAAATACTGAGAAACAAGGTCGAAAGGTAAACTATGTAAGTTATTTCTCAACCGAAGTAAATTATGTTGGCAACTGGAAAGAAACAGTTAACACACCAATTACAGTTCGAAATAAAAACGGTGTAGTTGCTGAAAATACTACAATTAAGCGAGCCTTGGAAGAATTACCTAATGCTAAAATGGGTATTCGCTTGTATATCTGGAATTATGAAACTAATCAAATTGAAAGTATATTAACAAAAGGAACATCAGCTGGTGTTGTCCGAGATATTCTCTTCCAGAATGACCAGTATAAAGGTTATCCAATCAATGAGAACGTCTGGAAAATCTCTAATGAAGAAAGAGCTACAGCTGGTTCATCGGTATTCTTCAAACCAGTATTCACACCAGTGCGTAATATTGATGAGACTGGTAAAGATAAAGCACTTGTTGACCCAGCACACAACATTCAATACTATCTTGATGAAGTAGCTAAATCAGTTGTAAATGCTATCAATGACGGTAAGGAAAAAGAAAAACTTCAAGAATATTTGGATAAAGAGCCAAGTATGCCAGATACAACTGAAGTATCAGATGAAGTTGATTTGAGTGATATTCCTTTCTAATCAGTTGTAAATAGAACTTTAAAATCACTACACTAAAGGGGGAAATAAAGAGTTTTTATTTCATTCGTTCATCTCTTTATTTAATGAACACGCTGGACTTAATTCATAGTATAGTTATGGTTATGTTTATTATTGTTTTTGTTGTTAAGCTTATCTTATACTTGTCCTTGGCATAGGTGTTCCCCCCTTTTGTGTAGTGATTGGTTCATTACACAACTCAAAAAATCATCTATTTATCTGTTTTAAAAAAGCAACCCTTAATTGGGCTGCTTTTTTATTTGTTAGATTTTTAGATTTCTCAATCGTTCAGATTGTTCCTTATCGAGTAAGAACATTCCATTGCCGACCTGCATATCAAATCGTTTCTTTAATGCTCTTGCTCCAGATATATCGCCACTATTCTTCATTCGCTCCATTCGGTCAACCGCACGGACTGCCGCTTGGTCAGCACCAAAGCTTTGAAGTTTGCGTGTGTCCTTATCTGTTCCAGTGATATGTTGAATGTATGATTGAGCGTATCCAGCTGTTTCATCAAGTCGCTTATTGCCGTAAGCTTGTTTACCTTTATTGTCCCTCTGCCAGTCGTTCGGAACCATTGTAATATCACCAAGTTCTCGGATAACATTTTTATTATTAAGCACAAGGTAAGGTGTATATTCTTCAGTCAAACTTAGCACCATTGGTGAGAAATAGTTCTCCATATATTCTTTCTTGAGCTTATCAATCTCAGCATAATCTGCTTTTCCGAGTTTCGATTTACGATTGTAAATCTCTTGAATTTTATTCTGATACTCTTGAAACTTCTGTTTAAGCGTTTGATTTGAACCCTCAATCTTTTGTTTCTTCAAATCTTTAACTTGACCTAACATCTTATAGTATGAACCTTGGAGGTCATTCTTAGCATTATCGTACAAGAAATCAGCTGTTGGTTTCTCTGGTAAATTCATACCAAGATACCTTTTAACTGCTTTATCTCGTGCTGAATAGTAAGCAGTCTTTTCAGCTTCATCAAGGTCTTCATCGCTATCAAGTAAAGCTTGATTTTTAGGTAGCATTAGATTGATAAGTTGCTTCTCTTTCTTGTTGTCCCAAACGAAGTATTTATTGCCAGCGAACTGGTTCATATAGTTGCGGAGCTTTTCTTCAACTTCTGAACCAAACTTGTTTGAGATTTCTTCACGCTCTTTAGTTAGTTCATTGATTGCGTCTTCACCAAGTCCTTTTTTCTTAGCCTCTCGGATTTCCTTATCTTTGATTTCAAGTTGTTCAAGAACTTTTTCTTTACGCTGTTCAAGGTCGCTAATTGTATCACGATACATTGAGTTGACATAGTCATATTTAGCACCCTTTTCACCGTCAGCTCCAATATCTCGAGCAAAGGTTCGTTTAAACTGTTGTCCGATTGAATAACCGCCTTTATCTTCTGGTGCAGCATTAGGGTCAATTATTCCACTCAAGAAGTTCAGAATATTGTCAAAGTTCGTTCCTAGCAACATTTTACCACCAGAGTATAATCGGCGACTTAAGAGGTTGCCCTCTTTAGTTTTGGTGTCGATACCAAGTTTCTTCTCAAGCACTTTACCAATACCTTGATAAGTGTCATTACCAAAGTATAAGCTTTTACCAGTTGCCATTTCATATACAGATTTACCGACATCTGGCACAACTGATGAGCCAATTCGACCAGCTGTTCGAAGTATTTCATCAAATGGATTGTTTTTATCAAACCGCATATCCATTACTGGTGAAAAGTCAATCGTTGTGAATGGTGTTGCAGCTTTAAGTAGTCCACCAAGATAATCTTGTGAGTTCTTATAGCGACCACTGGCAATTCCCTCAATTGTTCCAAACAAACCTTGAAGCTCTTGTGGGAGTGGCAGGAATGCTACTTTACCTTTACCAGCTACAATGATAATATTACTTTCCTTAACATAATCTGGAATGTTATTATATGTATCACGGTTTTCATCTTTAAGGTTGTTGTTCAAGATAGTCAAAGCTGGAGCAACTGCATACATCATAATCTTTGAGGCAACTCCTAATGGGTCTTGTTGTATCATTAACCTAAATGACCTTGAACCAGAAAACGCAGCGTTCAAATATGAAGTTCCACGGCTCAAAGATTGTAAGTTTGTTCGCATAGCACGGAAGTCAGTTGTTGCGTTTCGTCCAACAAATTCTGCTTTAGCAACTGCTGCCTCAAAGCCTAAACCTTTTTCAAATGCTTCATTCAATCCAGCTGCGGTGTTCGCAAAACGGGACATCTTTTCAATGCTGTCATTGAACTTAGTTCCCCATTCATAACCAAGGTTTAATACTTCTTTAACTTTACCATTGGTTAGTTTCTCAATAGTTTTATTGTTTAAGAAACCACTGTGCTGTCCAAACTGGTGATAGAATGTATCATCAGCAATACTTCCTAACTGTAAAGCAGCTCCTCGAGCAGTCTCATAATCAATACCCCAAGCTTCCATAAGTTTAGCAGCCATTACATCTGGGTTCTTTAGCATATCAGCATTGAACTTACCACCACGGATACCGTTTCTTCTGAAACCATTCATTAAGCCCTCTGCTACACCGAAGCTACGACCACCAGTCATAATTGTTGAGTGGATACTGTCTCGCACAGCGTTCCTTGCGGCAGCAATAGGTGGGATAGAAGTAGTATTAAATCGGAATGAAGCTGAGATAGCATTAGCAACTCGGTAGGCGTATTTCTTAAAGCCCTCCATTTCTTGCTTGTTGTAGGTTTCATCAAGATATTTTCGGAGAATTGCTTTAACAGCTGGGTCATCAGTTGTGTATTCGCTATTACCAACCTTAAACTTATCAATATCATCGTTGAAAGTTTCACCCTCAATGTCTTGTCGAGCTTGACGGATTTCTTCATGTTCATTAGCCTTTTTATCACCTAATGTATCATAGAACTCAGCACGCTCTTTTGTTTCATTCTGAATTGTCTTTTTAAGGTTCTCTAGAGTTTCTGGGTCTTTGCGAGCATTGATAATATCATCACCAAACTCACGGACTTTGCTTCTAGTTTTCTGAATATCTTTACGAGCTTGTTGTAACACTTCATTGCGGTGGTTAAAGAGCTGCTCAATCTCATTTTGGTGAGTGATTAGCTCATCACTACTCCACTTACCGATATTCGCTTCCATTTCAGTCTGGAACTTCTCAATCGACTTGTCGATATTATCTAATTGAGATTTATAATCATCAGCTTTAACACCTTTCGCCTCGATTGATTTCTTAACTGTTTCCAGTTTTTTATCACGCTTAGCAGTGGCGTTATCGAGTTCTTTCTCAGTCTTCGCAATGATTTCATCGTTATTCTTAGCAACTTCTACTAATTGTTTGTGTCGAAGTTCAAGTGTTTTACGAGCTTCCTCAATCAAAGTGTGTGAGATGATATGTTCCATACCAGCTTTAAGCTCGTTATTATCATCGAACATATTCTTGACACTATCTGGAAGTTTACCGTCAAAGATTGTTTCCGATAGCTGTTTCATTACCGCGAGATTTTCTTTAGCGTTTAGCTTATCAGCTCGGAGTATTTCACCAACATCTCGTGCTAGTCCTAGTCGAACATTGGTGATTTCGTGATAATTATCTAACTCACTAGCGATGTTATCTTGAAGTTTATTAACCTTTTCTAGGCTATCACCTAGGTCTTTCACAGCTGTATCAAGCTTAGCATATTCACGAACGTTGCGTGTCATTACACCTTGATTGCGAATATCAACTCGACCTCTTTTAATCAGCTCTTCAGTCTTGTAGTTCTCAATCTTATTTTTAAGTTTGAGAGCAACTTTCAAATCAGCTTTATCACCAGTCATATTAGCTTTATTCATTGCCTCAACATACTGGTTCTGAGTAGCGTTCATATGTTTAGGAAGTTCGACATCAAACATCTTATTCATATTATCAGCTAGCTCAACCGCTTCTTTTGGAGCGTTCTTTACTGAGATACCTCGGAGCGTTTCACTCGCCATTTGGTTAATCAAGTCTGGACTGTTTGCCATTTCATCATATGCCGTTTTGGCTGAAAAACCTTGCTTCATTCGAGTATTGACATACTTCCTTGCGAGTTCATCTTGAGCAAGAGTGATTGTTGCCATAATGTTCGCTGGGTCTTTCATATCGTATTTCTCAGTAGCGAGTTCGATATTATGACGAACATCAGCAATATCTTCGTCAGACAATTTTGTCGAAACATTATTATCACGATATTTACCAGTCTTATCTGGATTGATTTCACGATAAGTAGCGTTTGTCCTTAATGGATTATATTTAGCGTTTGATACATCAACATTTCTAACGCCAAGGGTTTTCATATCATTAAGTAGGTCTGACATTGCTCGCACCTTATCAAGTTCCATATGTCGAACAGCTGAATTGAGCAACTGTATATATGAAGAGATTGGGTCAAGCTGGATTAAGTCAGTATCAGTTGGATTACCACCTCTAGCGTTGTGGTTCATCTTACCAGTGCTTAATGAAGTCTTGTTGTTATCAATATATTTACCAGTATCTTTATCCAAGAAACCACGGCTCATATATCCCTCAAAGTTCTTGTTTGCGTCAATCGTATCCAAGAAACCTTTTGGTCGAATACCTAAATCTTCAAACGCACGAGTAGTGCCACGGAATGCTTCATTAAACTTATCAACAAATTCAGCTTTCGCTTCATAATCTTTGATTGCACTAACGCTTTCTTGAAGGTCGTGGAACTTATTCATTTCACTTGGTGAAATTGTTTCACCGTTCTTAGCTTTATTTTCAATCTGACCTTTCAACTGTTTGTAGTTAGAAATATCTTCAAGCTCTTTAATTGCACTGTCTTCAAGATATTTATGACCGATTGTTTTACCGTTAAGGTCTTTGATTTCAGCGTCTTTACCAGATAGGATTTTATATCCAGCGTTCTTAGCTAACTTATCAACATCTTCAAGTGGATTAACAACATTGTTTTTCTTCAAGGCTTGTTCGAGGTCATTTGTTGCCGCACCACGAATATTATTAGCGTCCAACTGGTTCTTTTGAACCATTGTATGAAGCTCATCACCCTCTTTCAATCCCTCAGCTAATACTCTGGTCATTGCTTCATCAGCTTGCTGAACAGCTGTGCCACGAGCTTTAACATCTCGATTTTGTTTCCATTCAGTTTCATCAATCTTCAATTTGACTTTGTTATAAGCTTTACGAGTAGCGTCGCTTGCAGCTTCCCAGCCTTTAGTTGCTTTAAGAGCTTTGCCACCGCCACGCAGAATTGGTGCAAGATTTCCTAACCCAATAATGTTCTCAATAATATTTCTATTATTAAATGAAAAGGCTTGTCCCATTTGTTCAGCATATTTATTAAGGTCGCTAGCAAAATATGAGTAGTTATCATCTTTTTTGCCAGTCTGCATTTCGTGCAATTTGTTGATAATGTTTGCTCGTGGGATTTCACTCAATGCGTCTTCGGCAACATAGAAAGGTATTTTAGAAAGTTGTCCAAGTGGAGTTTTACCAAACTCTGTTGCTTTCGCTCCAACATTCGCAATCTTTTCCGCACCAATTATATTCTTAGTTGTGTCAATCGCTTTACCAGCTCGATTACTGAAAGTTCCAATATCTTTAATCTTATTTGTGCCAGATACCACATTGCCAGTAAATTCTAAACCTTTACCAACAGTATTAGTCGCGTTTATTGCTTTAACGCCTAGATTTGTGATACCATTAACAACTTTTGGACTAGCACCAGCCATTTCCAATTTGTCAGCTATATTTGCCATTTGTCCAATTTTCTCAGCTGCATCTGAAACTTGTAGTCCTTTACCCATAGCGGCTATAGTTTTTCCAAGTCCTACAATAGCGGCTTGGTCGCCAATAAATCCAGCAATACCACCAGCGATACCACCAGCAGTCATAGCAATATTAGTTATAGGGTCTTTTCCAGAGTAGAACCTTTCAGCAAATTTATCAGCGTCGCTTTTATCAACTAATCCCTCTCGTTGCTTGAACTTGTTCCAACTATCTTCATCAACTTTACCGCCAAGCATTCCAGTAATAGCTCGACCAGCCGTATCACCAATGAGGTCTCCAGTCCCTTTAGCTAGTTGTGAAACGATACTCATTCTATCCAAACTATCAAGTGTAGTTCGACCAACCATTCCAGCTTTAGTGAAGAAGCCACCGTCATTCCATAGTCCGTCTTCTTCCAAACCGCCTCGTGCAATTTCTAGCAACGTTTTATTTGCTTCAAGGTCTTTATCACTAGCGAGATTAACAAAATCATCTGGATTTTTTCCACTCTCTTTAAGTTTATCTCTTAACTCATTGATAATTCTTTCTCGTTCTTGATTGTTAACATTGTCGGCAAAACCTTTAAGATATACGGTTTTACCGTCTTTATCAACATCACCAGCAAACTTCTTAACATCTTCTGGGTTCATTTTATCGAGTGCTTCAGTGATATTTTTAGCTTGCTCTTTGAGTTGGTCGGTATTTTTATCTTTAGTGTTTATAGAAATTTCTTTATTATTGAAAACGTTTGATAATTGTCGCACAGCGTCATCGTTTCCGACATTCTCTTTCTTAAAGATTTGTTTCCAATCAGACTTTTTCTTTTTGAGATTTCCAAGCTCAATCTCATCATCATCTTTAACATTTTCATCTTTGAGCTTATTCGCAAAGTCTAAGCTGTTCTTATATTTATCAGCAGTTAAATCCAAACCACGAGTGCTGTTCAATTTGTCAACTTCCTTTTGAACCGCCATATTATATTGAGCTTCTTTCTCATAATTCTTTGTTGTTGCGTCGAACATCTCTCGCAACGTATCCACATTCTGTGGAGCAAAGTCAACTTTACCAGCAACATTGCTATCAATATAATTCTTAAATTGTTTGAAGCTATCGCTCTTGATAAAGTTGTCTGTTCCAAAGACATTGATTTTGCCGTCCTTATCGACATCAAATCGTGGACCCTCGTTCTTGGCTAACTCTGGGTCGCGTCCAAGTGAAGCAACCCCACTATTATATACTTGACCGATACCCCAACTTCCGTCTGAGTTTTGAACAACATCAGCGTCCCTTATTTTTGCACCATTATTTGTTAAATCAGTTTCACCCTCAGCTGGTTTAGCCCAGCCAAAGTTAGTTCCATTAGCTTTATTATATTCACCAATAAATTTATTTGCTTCTTCTGGTGTTTCATTATTGGTTAAGATAAGCGTTCCGTCTGCACCTATACCTGACATCTATACTCCTTTTTCTATTATTTATTACCTCCCCATATCCAAGATAGCCAAGGGATAGGGTCTTCATACTTACCGCCAGCTTTTGGTATTGCATTTGTTATAGGACCATTTCTGAACTCTTCTAATTGTGGAATAATATTCTCTTCTGGTTTATTAGATTGCGAAAGTTTATCCATTCTTTCTTTATATTTCAATGCCACGCTAGCCTCGTCATCATTAGCATATCGAACTCGTTGTCCAGCGGCTGTTGTTCCCTCACCTCGAACATTTCCCATACCACCCATTTTACGAGCCATTTCTTGTTGAGCGGCAGCTTGCTGTGCTGCGGCGGCTTGTCGTGCGGCAGCTTCAGCTCTGGCTTTATCTCGTTTTTGGCGAGCTTTATAAGCTTTTTGAGCTTCATCGGTTAGTCGTCTCTTTTCATTCTCTAATTCTGAACTTAAAGCATTTTGAGCAGCAGTGGTTCGAAACGCTGATACCAAGTTAGCTACAGCTGGTGAGGAATAACGCCCAGTCATATAAGTGTCCCCTATTCCAGCCACATTCGTGCTTTGCTGTCCACCTCGTTCAGTGCCGATTGTATCAATATGATTTCTCTGAATATCATTTAAGCTGTTATTGGAGATTTGTGAGATTGTATCACTAGCTTTATTCCAAGGGTCAGCCGCTTCAGCCCCAGTTGATTGTCCAGCAAAAATTCGATTAGTTGGATTGCTATTAGCGTAAAAGTTCATATCCACCCCAGCTGTTGGCATTGGTGTAGTTTGGATACCACCAATCTTTGGTGTTTCAGCTGGTGCTGGTGCTGTTCCAGTAGCTGGTGCTGGTGTAGCGTTGATTTCTTGACTTCCTAATATTTTCTCTTCCATATTACCTACTTCTTCAAGTCGCTATTAGCTTCCATAATAGCCTCATTAAGTTTATCAAAGGTTTGTTTATACTGTTGTCCTTTACCAATGATTTTGTCCATAGTCGTGAGATAAGTTTGATTAGCTTTGGCGACATTTGGCATATAAGTCTGAGCGTCATATTTGATTTGCCCAGTGCTTGGTAAGTTTGAAAACAATAGTCCGCTTGCGTTTGCTCCAACTGCCATTTGGTCGTGAGCAATATTGCGTTGTTGGTTGAGCTGGTTGATTTGGTTATCACGAGCAATTCCTTGCTCCCTCTCAACATTACCAATTAAATCTCGTATACTGTCATTCATCTTTTATTTTTCCTATTTATATTATATCATTTTAGCTTAGCCGTTTCCACATAAAAACAGTTTGATAACTAACATCTTCATTACTCTTGGAAACGATTTGAGCGTTCTCAATTTTTTCCCAAGTAGTGTCGTTCCAGTTCATTATCACTGCTGGACTTCGGCTATCGGTATAGTTCATATATACCGAACCAACTGGGTAGCAACTCTTCAAGGCTTCAATTCGCACTGTATCTTGTAGCACGATTTTACCTTTCTCGTTATCAACTTTGATGTAGTCATCTCCGTTAAATGGATTGACTGGTGGAGCGACTACACCATCAACAGTGCTGGACACTAGCTTATATAAATCACCGTCCAGTTCATACATTCCCATTCCAAATTGAGTTCCGTCTGGTTGAAGTCCGATAACGATTGCCTTAGTGCCGTCAGTTGATATAAAACTCTTGCTAAATTTCTCTTGTTCAACATTGCTAAACAGACTATTCATTCGGTAAATAGTCTGTTGCTTAGTTGAGCCGAAAGCATTTTGATTAAACATTAGTCAGCCTCCACATTCTGGGTCTCCATTGCTAGCCCATTCAAACCAATATGGTTTTTATAAGCATAGCCCTTAACCCTTAATTGTCCAACATAACACCTTGCGTGTAAGCCAATGTTGACCATTGTTGAACCGCTATTGTTTTCATTATAGAACAAGTCAGTGTCGTTATCTGGATTATCTTGTTGCTTAAAGATTGTTTTAGTCCAAACACTTGGATTATCATTATGGTTTTGGTCGAAACCAACTCGCCAAGTAGTTGAACTCATCTTTGAGAAATGAGCCATAATCTTATGAACAATCATTAGCCCAGTTGTATCTGGTGAGTGAACATATTGAGTTTGGTATTCACAAGGAATTACACAATCAAAGTCGCCAGTTGAAGAACCCTCATTGAGTTCCATAAAGCAAAGGTATTGATTGTGTGAAGCCCATAAGCGGTCAGACTTCTGTTCAGTATAAACACGATAGATATAGCGTTGCGTATCCATAATCCAAGGTGATGTGGTGTGTGTTCCAGAAATGTCAAATATTAACTGATAATCATTAACTTGCAGATGTATTCTCTGGTTATGAGCATACATATATCTTTGTGATTTTTCTGGAATAGCTCTAATCATATTATCAATTAGATTGGAGTTAGCAGTTGCGTCCGCTCCAGAAAATCGCCTAAATCCCTCAGCCTTGTTAAAGAAGTAAACGCTACCATTATACATTACCATATCAGTTCGTTCAGCTACACCAATCGCGTTACTGAATGTATCTTGTTGAGTTGAGGCATTGCTCTTTGAACCGTTGAACTCGAAACCGAGTGGTGAGCTAAAAATACTCATACCGTCTTCACGCCAAATTGCTACACTATTCTCGGTATATTTAATAATACCAGTGATTGGTGTAGTTCGGCTATCGTAGGTTGCGATATTTGGTGAATAAAACCTATCGTGGAAATCAAGGTATTTCGCACCAGTTCGGTTAATCATTGATACACAAACAAGGTTTGGACTATCTGGGAAATTTGCTAGATAGACACGGTTATTGATTAGTTCAATATATTTTGCTCCCTCTGGGGCTTTCAAATTTTCATCAACTTCTGGATTAGCCGTGTGAATAGTCCAATCTCGCACATTGATATATTTTAATCTCGAAATACCGTCGACAAACAAAATTCGACCGTCAGCCAAAACACCAGAAAAGACTTTTGCTTCTTGTGGGATTACACCGTTTTCAAGGAAGTCGATGTCATTTGTTTTAAGGTTAAAACGACCAATCTTTCTAGTTGCTCCGTTATCGGCAACAAAGATTAGATATGGAACATCTTTAACAATCACTTCAATTAAATCACCAAAGAACTTCCAATCATTAGTCATTGTGCCAACAACTGGAATTAGTGAAGTATTTTGCCAGTTGAGCTTGCTTTCTTTGAGTGCTTCATTGAGCCGTGGAATTACAGTAATTGCTTTTTCGCCAGCAAAGCCTTTTGCTCCAATTTCGACTGGGCGTGATACGGGCACAAAGTATTCTTCATCAAATTCATCAATCACCTCAAAGCGAACGGTGTAATCACCTTTTACTCCACCAATTAAACGATACGAATAATTAGCATATTCATAGCCAACTTTCGCTAAATCAATAAATGCTGTGCTTTTAGGTTTGACATCTTCGCCTTGGTAGTAGTGAATTAACAGTGTTCCAGTCGCACTGTTTCGGTTTCGAAGTCGCACGCTACCACCAACGATTAGTTTATCGGAGTGGGCATTGAAACGAACTTGGGTATTGATGTCTAACTGTAAATCACCCTCAATTTGTTCTGGTTTGATATCAGTAAAGACTGTGCCATAATCATTGAGAAAGCGTGTGCCAGCTCGTGATACTAGACTTGCTCCTTGCTCGTTATATTTCTCATTAGCAAATCGCCAGTTAGTCATATAAGGGCTAGTAGTTCGTGCTGATTGGAAGTCGGAAGCCACCGTGCTTAATCCACGGAACTCCACAAACTGTGAAGTTTCTTTAACACGCCGACCACGCCTTGATTGCCAAGAATTGGTGCGAGCGTAGATATGTGGGTAATTTCGATACCAGCGTTCCTTTGTATTTGAACCTTTTCGTGCCATTACCAGCTCCTTTTAATTGTGAAGTCGCTATGGTCTTGTGCCAAGTTGTTTTTAAGCTCGTAGATTTCTTTATCGATGTTCTCATATTCAGCTACGGCTCGTGTATCATCAACATTGTATCGGTGATAATTTACTCGGACAAGTTTGAGTAGCAAGTTCATTAAGATAAGGTTAACTGGTAGCACCTCATCGATATTTTCCAGCTTATAGCGTTTTGGAATGAACTCATAAGTGATATGAGCAATTGTGCCACTAGGAAGTGGTTTCTGTGTTTTAAGGAATGTTCCTTTGAGATTTTTCGTAATTGTAAAAGCGTTGTCACACATACAAATACAATCTTCACAAGGAGTGCAAGGTTTGTGAACTATTGCTTTAAAGAACTGATTGTTAAGATATGTTAAAGGTAATGAACACTCTTCGCAAGTTTCATCAGAGGTTAGGTAGATTTCTCGTAAGCGGAGAATATCACCAACACTATCATCATCTAATCGCCACTGGGTCGCACGCTGTCCGCTTTCGGTGAAGTCCGCAAGCTCAATGCTGTCTTCCAAATTAAATGGTGAAAAATGGTTTAGCTGGTTAGCAAGCTCTCGAAGAGAAGTGTTGAGCCAACTCAAAATTAGTTTGGTTGGATAAGTGTGCGTATCATCACCGATGTCATCTCGCACTTCATCAATAAATTCTCTAACAGTTATTTGTGCCATATACACTCCTTTTTGCTTTCTTATAATTCTTACCAACTATGTGTCGTTCATTGCGAACATTTGCCACACCGTCTAATCTGAAATTCTTGCCAAAAATGTATTCATAGAATTTCGTAGTCATAAGCCTATATTGATTTCGCCGTTCGTTATAATAAAGTCCAACACTTTCTTTCTTCACGATACCAGAAGTATCAAAGAAGATTGGTTGTAAAATCTTTTTAATATAAATCTTATACCACTTGTCGATTGCTCGCTTGCGTGGTTTAAGAAAGATAGGCTTATAACATAAAATTCCATTTCCGTCAATAAACGGAAACAGAACTGGTATGTTGAAATATTCGACCTTTTGAACAATTATCTCTTTTGGTGAAAATTGCATTAGCGAACTTTCAACCGTAGTCGTTTCAGTCGCCTCACCAATTCTGTTTTTACAATTCATATTTTACCGTTTATTCCTTTTGTTTAATATACAATTATGCGTTGTTTATCTAATACGCTAAATAGTTTTTGTTTTGTTTGTTCGGTTGTTGGAACACCGTTTGAGCCTAGGTAATATGTTCGCCCAACGAGATACTCGTGGCGGTCATCTGGAAGTCGAACGACCCCAGCTGTCGCAATCATATAACTTTGGTTGTCGATGAAGTTAGTTCCAATGATTAGGAACTGTGCCTCGTGTCCGTCCTTGCTTGCGAGTTCTGGCACACCATTATGGTTAACATAAGCACCAACTACTCCACCAGTTGGAACGGCAAAGTTTGTTCCAACCTTGTCGAGTGTAGCCACATTATTTTTGTCAGCCATTGTCATATCACTCATCGATAGCTTACGAGTTGTCCAGTTTTCACAACCTGTGCTATCGTATTCTGGTTCAAGAACGAGTAGATAAGCGTTATTAGCACTCAATGAACCGTTATATTCTGGTATTTCTGCTGGATACATTATCTTTCTCCTACTTGGTATTGGTTTTTATATTCATCTGTTCCACAACTGAACACACCAGCTCCCATATTAACTGGGGTTTTGCCTTGATTGATTGTGCGGATTTCTTTATCAAAGTTTCCGCCAACACAGTCATAGATACGGATTGTTCCGTTATCACGGTTAGTTGTTTTAAAAGTTTTACTTCCACAATCATAAACCGCTTTTGGTCGCACGCTTGGTGGTAGGTCATTAACAATCTTAATACCGCCATAAATATCATCGTCAAGAACTTTTCCGTCGTTGTAATAACGGAGCAATTCGAAACCGACTTGTGCATTCAAATCACCATTCGGAGCAATCACACCCTCTTTATAGAAGTTATGTCCTTGTGAAACAGCTCGTGTAAATGAAGTTCTTGCACCAAAGCTAATGTCCCAAACCTTAGTTAGTCCGCCATTAGTGTCGATTGACCAAATGTGCAAGACGAATGGCGTATCATAATTACCAACTGCATTATATTGATAATTACTCCATACTGGTTCAGAAACTGTATATTTGATTGAGTTATCTGCTTGAACTTCAGTATGAACTTTTACACGAAGATTAAAATGTCCGTCTCCAACTTTAATTTTTTGTCCGTCCATCAATGTGTAAAAACCGTTATCAACGAAGAGCGTTGCATACTCTCCGTTGATTTCAGTTCGCATAGAGATGTCGTCATTTAAGGCTGTTCGTGAATAAGCTTCAATTCTTGCCATAAATTAAACCTCCTACGCCACAATGATGTCGTTACATTCATCAACTTGTGGATTGTGTGTAAAGATACCATTTTGTCGGTCTGGAACCCATTTGCCATTTTCTTGTTTAGCGTGAGTTTCGTTGATATTACCCCAAGCTGGGTGAAATTTGTCTTTATTAGCACCAGCTGGTAGCTCGATAGTATCCCATTTCACTACACCATCTCGCGCTGTCAATGTTGCTAGTCCATTTTCTGGGGCTGGTAGGTATCGTGGACAACCGTTTTCGGTAAAGACCATTACACCTTTGGCAGTTTCATTTGGTTGAAGAATTTGTTCTTGAGTTTTCCAACCTTTCCAGAAATCTTCACCTTTTTGTTTGAACAAGAAAGCACAACCCTCTTTAAGTTCTTGAGTGTCAGCACCGCTGGTGTTTCCAACATTTCCTAAATCTTCAAGGCGACCGTATGGAAGAAGTTGTTTAATGTGAACCTTTTGGGTTTCACCGTGTTCGTTCACATATTGAACATTTCCTTGACCGTCTGATGTTAGGTTAGTTAGTGTTTCCCATTGTTTAACACCGTCTTTAATATCAAGTTTAGCTGAACAGCCGTCGATATTAAAGATGTAACTTCCCTTTTTATTTTGAAGTTCAGCGATTGTAAAATTACAATCACAGTTCGCAAGATAACCACGAGCTGGTTTTGCTGGTTTGTCTTCACAACCGCAGTTACAGCCTCGGTTATAGTTCAATGCGTTATTATTGTTTGAACATTCACTACAATTTGCCATTTAATTTCTCCATTATTCGATTGTTAAAGCAACTGGTTTCTTAATTCCAGTTTCAAGAGTTTGAGCCTCTTTCCTTGGTTTAAGAACCGTTAAGTCTGTATGGATATTTGTGATATTCGACTTAACTTCGTGCTGATTGCGTGAAGATACCACAAGTGAGATTTTAGTTCCCTCTCGATGAATAAAGAACTGGAAGTCAGCTGGGACTGTGCCAGCAAGTTCAGCTAATTGACTGTTATTATCAATTACAAAGTCATTAGCTGAAACTGTCAATGAGATTTTCGCATAAACAGTTGATACAACTCCCTCGCTTTCAAGTGATACAATCCCCTCGAAAGTATTTTTGCCATTTATAACATTATTAAATGTTAGCAATTCTTTATATCGATTCGTTTCAATATTTGTTTTAGTTTTAGCAATTTCTTCTTTTTGTTTGATTGGTTTAACTTCACCGTCAAGCGTTGAAAATGAAACATCACCAGTTGGTGTAATCAAAATCTTGCTTGGAGCAAAGGTTGTCTTTGGTTCAGTTATTGTTTCAAACTGTGGCAAAGCACCAGTTGTTCCGTCCAATACTCGCCAGTTAGCAGTATTGAACTCACCCTTAATGTCTTGAAGAGCTTGATATAATTTACCGTCGTGAACGACAATATCACCCTCTTTATAATCAGCTTCTGGGTTATGATTTTTGATTGCGTTTTGTTTTTCTTCTTTTAGCTTTCTGATTAAGTCTTTTGCTTGTTTGTCTGTTTTAATTTCGGTCATAATACCGAACACATCAAAGAAGAATGTTCGCCCATTCTTAGGGTCAACAACTAGTGTGTTAACATATTTGACACAAGTGTTGTCTGGGTCAAAGTCAACAATCGTTTCAGCAGTCAATACTGGAACGCTAGCCATTTGATAAGTTGGACAGTAGCCGTGAGCTTGAACACCATTGTTTTCTTTTACGCAGCTACAAGCTTTTTTGCACTGGCAAGGTTTATTGCAGTTGCAAGGTTTTTTGCATTCACACTCTTCTACTTTGTATGCTCGTGGTCGGCATTTCATACAATTTGGATTTATTCCCATAATTAAGCCCCCAATTCACTTTGAACTAATAGACCAAAGGTTGCGTATTGACCAGCTGGATTGAATACATAACCCTTTTGTTTTGCAAAGTCATATACTACTAAACTCTTGTATACGGCTTCATATTTACTTGGGTCAAAATTATTTTTGAATAGGTTCCCGCTTGAAAGAGTTGCTGTATTTCCATAACTGTCAATGTGCACCCATTGTTGAGTTTCTTCAACAAATACATAGTGGTTAGGGAATGCTCGTGCTTCACTCAATGTTTTAACACTTACGTGTGGAATTACAACTGGTTGTGTCTTTTCACAGTCTGCTTTTGAAACTGGGATATAAACATCAGCTGGCTGAGCTGGGCATTCTACTGGGCAATCTTCCAATACACGGTTGCCAGTGTATTCATAAATACGATTGATACCGTCTTCTGAAATAGGTCGCATTATTTTTACCTCTTATTTTATTTTTAATTTTCTATAAAAATAGCTTAACCCCTCAATCAGAGAAGTTAAGCTATTGTAAAGTTATTAACCAGCTACTGGTGCAGCAGCTTTTTCGCCACAGCAGAAGTTAAAGCTATCTAAGCTAAATGCTGGAACAGCTAATTTAATAACAAGAACTTTCTCTGGAAATACTGTTTTCATACCAGCATACCATAGTTGTGTAATTTTCTCTACCATATTGGCACAGTCGTTTCCACCAGTCTTGTAGATACCACCGTCAATTGTGTGGTGAGCAAATGCGTCTCGTGAAGCAATTACTACATACATTGATTGGTCATCCTCTGAATATAGTGGGTGGAAGTTTTTGCCCTCTTTGTAGAAGTTTTGTCCGCTAGGAATGATGTTTAGTTTAACACCAGACAATTGTGCTGGAAGCACTTTTGGTGTAATCATACCGTGGTAAACTGAACCAAGTGTGATACCGCTTAATACATTACCAGTTGAATTGAAAAAACCAGATTGAGCAATAGCCATATCAATGTTCTGTGCCAATTCAGTTGTTCCGAATACTTCAAATGAACCTTTGAAGTTCGAAGTCATATATCGGTAAGCAGCGTTAACAGCAGCAATCTGTTGGTCGGCAGCAATTGTTGACAAATCCCAGAAGTGTTTTGCCAATTTTCCAGCGAATGGAGCTTTAGCATTTACCAATCGTGGGTCAACTGTTGCTTGTTTTGTAGCAATACCGTCACCAACAAGTTTGTTCCAAACATCAAGTGCGTAAACGAATTTTTGGTTTTCAACTGATTTTCGGAATTGTTCCATAAAATCAACTTCAGTCATAAATCGTTCAGTCACTAGACAGTGTTGAGCCATAGCAGCATATCGTTTGCTTAGGCGGAACTCGTCTGGTTCAAATGTTGGAGCTTCACCACCACAAGGGATTGAACAAGCTAATTCTAGTTGTCCACCACAAGTGATACCAGTTTTGTAAGTAAGATTGTCAACTGCAACATTGTCAAGTGGTTTAACATCTCGTCGTTTGTAGAAAGTCAAAACTTGTCCAAGAGCAATGTCCTTGTCGAATGTTCCGAAGTCAATAGCAGAGTTATCGAAGAATGTTGTATCTAGGAAGTTCTCATCAAGAGTTGGGTCTTCCAAGATACGGTCTTGGTAGATAGCTCGGATAAGTGGTTGAATTGTATCCATATCAATCACTTTCGACTTCATATCGTTTGTGTAATTATATTTATTAACAGCCATTTTATTTCCTTTTTAGTTTTATATTATTTTTGAATATAGCTTTATCCAAAAAGATACTAACCACAAAGGAGTAAAATTCTAAGAAACTCGTCCAGTCATAAGCACTTGCTTAGCTCGTGCATAATCTGGGTGTGGACTGTTAGGATTACTGTTAGTAATTCGCACAACTTCCATAGCATTAGCCATAGTCATTTGACCCTCTGGCACTCGGTCATATTGAGGTGCTGGGGCGGTTGGTTGTGGATTGCTTGTTGGCATTCCACCATTTTTCAATTGTGCTTGTGAATTTACCATTTGAGCAAATTGTGAAAGTCGCTCACGGTTGATAATCCCATTCTCAACAATTGTAATTCCCATATTTACAGCTTGCTTCAAAATATCACCGTTTTCAATTTCACTCTTAATAAATGAGTTTGAACCAGCTACATCTCGTAAAATGTTTCGATTGATTTCATCAGCCATACTCTGTGGGTATGCTGGAGTAGATGTTTGCTGAGGTGTTGTTTGAGCAAATTGCTCTGGGTTCGCTTGTTGAATAGCTTGGTCTGTTTTCTCAATTCTATCTTGCCAAACGAATGAAGAATTTTCTTTAGTTGCTTGTTTGTGTTCAGCCACCAATTTTCGCTTTTCTTCAATCTTTGAAATGAAGTCTGAAACTTTATCAGCTCCACCTTTAGAATTGATATACTTGTCAAGCTCTGCGTTCTCTTGCTGGAGTTTCGCTAACTCTTGGTCGCTTAACTGGTTTTCCGTGCCAGTCGATACTTCTGGTGCTGTGCCTTGTGTATTTGGAACTACACTTGGTTCAACTCCGTTTGTATCTGGAACAATATTAGTTGTATCCATTTATTTTACTCTCCTTTTGTAAAGGTTTAATCTTTTTTGTTCTGAGAGATGTCTATCTCTCTATTTATATTATACTACATACTATAAAATAAATATACAATAAAACAATAAAAAATACCCTTTTTATTTAAGGGTATTTTATAACGCGAAAAATATTATTTTTTCTTAGTGAGTTTTGCCATAGCAATGATACCAGCTCCACCAGCTGACAATGCTCCAACGATACCACCAGTCATACCAGCTTGTGTATAACCAATACCGTATGAGGCAATCACAGCTGAACCGATAAGTAGCAAATCACCAAAGATGTAAATTCCTAATCGAACTGGTTTTGGAATTAGTTCTTTAAGTTCATTGAATTGTTCATCTTCGTTCAAAGCTTCAATTGCTTTAACTGCTTCTTGTTTACTGTCTTCTAACACTTTCAATTCCTCCTTTGTAAATGGTCGTTCGTTAATTTTTGGTAGTTCTGGTTTAGTTTCCGCCACCTTTTCCTCCTTTACTTCTGGTTTAGGTTCTTCTTTCTTTGGTTCTGCTTGTTTAAAGGTATCGATTTCGATAGGTTTAGGTTCTTCCTTAACTTCTGGTTTAGGTTGTTCAATAACTGGTGTTGGAGCTGGCACTGCTTGTGGTGCTGGTGCTGGTGCTGGTCGGTTTTCAACTCTTGTGCCAAAATCACCAGCTGGGATTTCAGTTGTAGGTGTTAGCTCAACCCAAACATCTACGCCACCTCGGTTAACTTTAGCGAACCAGAGATTAGCATTCTGAACAACTTCTTGGGCGACAAATGCTCCCTCAATTTTCACGCTATCGCCAGTATTAATTTCGCCACCAATTCGATAACCCTCATTGTCAACTTTTACAAGCCAGTCTGCTGGGATACCATTTTCTTCCCAAGTAAAGCCAACTGGACATAGTTCATTTATTCGAACTTCTTTTCGACCGTCATTGATATGTGTCTCAACAACAGTGAATGTTTGGTTAAATTTGAAGTGCGAACCAATATTGATTACATCATCAATTGCTTCTGGTGCTGGTGCTGGTGCTGGTTGTGCTTTACCAGTATATCTAAAGATTGTTAGATACTGAACATTATTGATACCAGCTAGCCAGTCGTGATTATCAATATGAATACCGTTATAACCGTATGAACAGTGAATAATATCATCGTTGCTGACGAAAATGCCCACGTGCCCATTAGCACCTGCTGTCTGTCCTTGTTTTCCCCAAAGGAAGATGTCGCCCCTTTGAGTTGGAATATAACCATTTGCGTCTGCCTCAATTCGTTGAAAGCCGAACTTTGGTAAATCGACAAATAATGTTTCGGTATTTCCAATACGGAAACCTTGCGGTAAAATTCCAGCATAAATTAGAGAATAATATACCGATGAACTGCAATCATAGGAACTCGGACCATTCCTATTTATCATCGAGTAGCTAACTTTGCCTTGTCGTTGAGCAAACCATTCAATCGCTTTATCCATTTTTCTTCCTTTCTTTTTTTAGTCTATCTTTTATAATTTTGTCTTCGTATTCTTCTCGCCAAGCTTTAATTAGATTATCTATATAACCATTACCTCCACTTTCTCTATATCTTTCAAACGCTCGTTCGATTTCATCGACCTTTTCAGGCTGGGTGTTTATCATAATTAAGATTTCATTCCTTATACCGTTGCGAGTATTAGTTATACCAATTTCTTCAACCTTTTCAATCTTTTGTTCTAAACAATCTAATCGCTTATCAACTTTATTAAACTGTTCTTGTAAAGATATACTTAATACTTTTTTAGCATTTTGCCACAGAAGTTTTAAGCCAACTATTAGACCACTGATACCGCCAACTGTTGCTACTATTTCTTGAATTGTTATATGCATAATATTTTTATTTTTCTTTTATATTCCTCTCTATATCTATTATAAAACATCTAAAAAAAACAGTCCATATTTCAAGACTGTTTTTTTACAGAAATATGAACTTAGCAAATTACTTTTACGGTCTAACTATTAACAGAAACCGCTTGGAGCAACGGAGTGGAATTGAACCACTGTAAAAGGTTTTGCAGACCTTTGTCTAAGCCACTCGACCACCGTTGCAAGTTAGGGGAAGAAAACAAATTAACATTAAAGGAGTGTTTAACCCAAAACCAAATGAAATGAAAAAGTTTCTAAGCGTGAAACACGGGCTCACAACTGCGAAGATAGAAAAAACTTCCCCTTTACAATTATATCATATAAATAAAAAAAGAGATATAACATCTCTTTTAGTCAAAAGTCCAAATTCGTAGTTCCCATTCTTTCCAATGTTTTTTAAATACTTGAATAACAGCATATCTGACTGAACTTTCATTAGCAACAAACCATAGGTCGTTATCATCAAATCTAATCGCACGAATTAGAAACCTTTGGTTTTTCTTCAGAGGCATATATCTAAACTTATGCTTTTTAACTAACGTTGACCTTTCAAGCAATACTTTACGAGCTGGACAAGAGTTTAAATGTGCTGGTGGCTCAATATAAATCATTTTAATCACCTCTTTTCTATACTGAGTTGCCTACTACTATTATATCATAAAAAAGCACCTATATTTCAAGGTGCTTTTGTTTTATTCTACTTTTTCGCCACGACCAGATTGTGGATTATAAACTTGGCGTTCTCCACCTTTAAAATAATCAGTTTGGAGTAAAGCTTTTTCAATGTTCGCAAGTGTTAGTTCTCCATTAAAGGTTAGCGGAACTGACACACGAGAAATACTGAAATCAGCTGAACTATTGCCGTCGCCTTTAGCTTGTGTTTCTTTATATCGTGTTCGACCATTAGAATAACTTGTTATTGAGGCTGTTCCTTTATCTTGTCCAAAGATAATCTGAAAACTTTCTACTTCGTGCCAAGTCATCGGAACATCTCGGTCATCAAAAATCATTTTTACTATTGCCATTTTATTTTTCCTTTCTTTTTTTATAATGTGTTAGATATATATGCTCCAGAACCATGATATTCATTATAACCAGTCGTTCCAGCGTATTGGACATCACCATTTGGGAAGAACTTAAACACACCATTACCAACATTTGCGTAATTATTGATTAGTGTAATAGAGAGTGATGTTTCATATGCTGGGCGATATTTTTCTGGAATTACTCCGCTCATTGTGCCAGTTCCACGATTGCCGATATAAACTGTATGCCAATATACGACCATACCAACCTTGAACACATTTATGTTTTGACCCCAACCAACACCGAACGAATAAGCAATCGTATCCGAATTGAAGTTCGCTAATTTCTTAGTATTCTCATCAACTTTAGTTTTCAAATCTCGAACACCATTAGTGTTTGCGTCAACTGAAGCTGCCAAGCCTTGATATTTATTATCGACATAATCCTTGTTGACATTTGGTCGCACACTATTGAGCTGACCCTCGACCCAGCGTTTGTTAGCTACATCTTGCGGTTGAGTTGGGTCAGGAACATTAACTACTCGTTGATTGTTAATATTTAGGTTCTTATAGAATGTAGTATTGTTATTATCAATACGGAACATATTAGTATTGTCAGTTTTATTCCAAACACCGAATGCTCCAACTGCGTCTGAAAAGAACTCATATTTTTTACCTTGTGGGTGGGTCAAGAAAATACTTGCTGAACCTGCACCATTTCCTGGGGTAACTTCTAGTCCAGATAATGTTCGTGCCTCACTGTTCAAATTATCCTTGGTTAAAATATTAGCTGGAATTGCTGTTTTATCTGCCTTACCACTTTCCAGAGCTGTAATTTTATTTCTTAGCTCGGTGTCGTTATAAGTAGGAGCAGAAGCGTTATCACCTCGCTCACCTTTTTCACCTCTTACCGAAGCCGTTTCAAAAACTTGATTATTAGTTAGTGTAATCCTTAGTCCATAGTCATTAGCGAGTTCGATATTCTTAATGCCAACACCTTGGATACCTTGAACTCCGTCGTGTCCGTTAGCTCCGTTTTCACCCTTATCACCTTTTTGTCCTTTGAGGCTAGCAAGCCACTCTTCTTTTGTGCCAGTAAAGCCACTTTCACGAGCAATCTCATAAGCTGATTTACCATTAGCTCCGTCAGTGCCTCTTCGTAAGCTTTCTAGTTTTGTTTTTAACTCAGTAGTGAAGTCATTGCTTGAAAGCCCTTTACCGTTTTCTTTTCGAACGAAAGTGTCTTTTTCACGGTCATAGTCAGCTTTCAAAACATAACCAGATAGATTAGCATTTGTCGCACCAATCTTTTGTAATCGTCCACTAACTAATACATAAATTTCGTAAGGTTCACTTGTTCCTACAAGATACATACTGCTGCCGTCATATGGCTTTGGAATATCTTGAACTGTATTATAAGTGCCTTTAAATTTAGAAGTATTTACATTATCAATTAAACGATTGATTTCTTCTTTGCTATAAGTCTGATTTGGTTTAAGAAAATTGTTCTCATTAAAGCCTAGACCAGTTAGCGTGATTTGAACATCCCCCCCTAAACCATTAACGCTATTTACTCGGTTGCGTTGAGCATTAAATTCAATATCTTCTAGCTTAGCTTTGTCCTCATTAGTAAAGTCGTTTGAGCTTAATCCTTTACCAGTAATCTTGCTAACCTTGTCTCGGAACAAACGCTGCACACCCTCTTGGTGAACTGCTAGCATTTCATCTCGACTGAGGTTATCATTTTTGATTTTTCGAATATCACTAGCAGTTGCTTCAGTATCAAAGGTTTCAATCTTTTCAACTACTCGTGCTAATTTTGGTGTATCCGAGATAACCGCTGTCGTGCCAGTTGATTGGTCAACGGTGATTAAATCGCTACCACTTTTTACATCAAAGACTGGTGTTTTTTGTGGTTCAACACATTCACACTGTTTTTGCCTTAAGCATTCTTCATTAACGCACTTAGCCATTATTTATCTTCCTTTCTATCCATTTTAAAACCATCATTCAAACCACGAACCATTGTTTGAAGAATTTCAACACTGGTAGCGATTTGACCGAGCTTGCTTAAAGCATACTCGGTCTTATCAGCTGAAAGTGCGGTTTGAGCAGTTCGTGTGTGATTGACTACATCATTCACTAATCCCATTAGAATTTCTTTATCAGTGTTGCTGGCTCGCAACGCTTTCAACATTTCATTATTAAACATTCATATCTCCATTTGTTATTGAACCTGCGGTCGCTGGGTCAAGCCCCTCAGTATTTGGCACTGCCTCATCACCGATATTCTTCAAGATTTTCGTTTCATTACTGTTATCAACGGTCGCTGGGTCTTGTTTATATTCTGGAATTTGCTGTTCTGCCAAACCACCAGTTGTATCATATGGATTATCTTGTGCCTCGGCTTGGGTCATATCACCATTCAAGTAGTTCAAATAATCCTCAGTGGTTGGTGTGGTTTGACCACTTTCTGCCAACTGTTGATTTTCAGCTTGGAATTGAGCCACATCTTCTGGGGTCATATAAGCGTTCAACATATTACTAATTCGTTCATTTGGATATTGACTGACCACATCTTGTTCAAGTTGTAATTCCTTAGCGTGATTTTGGGCTTGTAATTGAGCCGTATCCAGTGCTTGCTGATTGATTGGTGTTGTTATCATACTTTCAATTTCCGCTCGTGTAAAGAGATTTCCAAAGGCAATCGATAACATCTTCGGCACGAATACTTCTTGGTTGATGTATTGGTTATTGACACCGATGTTCAACAACTGGCTCGCCATTAGTGCTTTTTGCTGTCGCTCATTTTCAATTTCTGATTTCAATCGAACATTTAGCACGGCGTCTAACGCTAATTTCTCAACTGGCACAGTTTCGAGTTCTCCGTCCAACTGAACTTTAATCGTTTTATCACTGTTATATTTCACCAATAACAGATTTACTACTCGAATAATTTCCGCAAAGCCGATTTCCAAGTTGTGAATTAAAGCGTTATGTCCAGAAGCCACTGCTCCTTGATTGGCTGAAACTTCTTTCGCACTAGCACGGTCGCCAATCATCATTGCCATATCAATCTGTGAGTAAGCATTCATTGCCTCTTTAATGCGTTGCTCTCGTTCTTGGATACGGCTATCGAGGAATGATGGGTCATATTGCTTATTCAAAAATCCAACTGTGCCGTCCATTCCAGAAACACCTACACCAGAAATGTTCGCACTGGTGGTAAGGAGTGCTAAATCATATTCTGAACCATATGGGGTCATTGTTCCAGCAATACTTTCATTATGCTTTTTCAAGCTCATAATCGAACACAGTTCATCGAAGTCGTCCATATACAAATCCAGTGGGGTAATTGGGTATGGATAATTTGGCACAATCTTATATGGAATTTCAATGATTGGTGATTTTATTCGTTTAAGCAATTTGCTTTCAATCACTTCATAAGCTGTTTCGGTTTCAACCTTAGTTGCTACTTCGAGGTCTTTTTCAATCTTATCAATGATAAACTTGCGGTTCACAACGGTAAATCTATCACCAGTAGTCAAGTCCCAGATATAGCTAATTTCGACATCTTCACCTTGATATTTTTGTTTAGCCTTACCCTCTGGCGTGAAAGCATTCGAAGTATATTTCTCACCAGTATAACAACTTGAAATAATCTGGTTCATACTACGAACTTCTTGCTCGTTGAACTGACTGCTCTTAATGTTTGGGTTGTTCATCAAGTCCTGAATATTTTTCGCTTGAAGTTGAGCGTCATTGATTGTCTTCATAAAGCCACGCTTAAACTCAACCTCTTTTTCAAGGTCTTGCCAAGAAATCATTTTATGAAAGCCGATGTAGCGTGGCGATGTTCGGCGATAACGGATTGGGTCAAGGATAATATTGCTGAGCGAAATTAACTCAACTTCAATATCCTTAGTTTCTTTATTGAATGTTGGATAATAGTATGTCGCACCATATAACATCAACTCTCGCACCGAAGTATCTCGGAGCTTGTCCAAGCCATACATATAATAAATCTGTTCATCAGCTAATGCTAACATCTGTTCCAGATTTGTATCTAACACTTGGGTCTTATCCAAGATTTGCATTTCAAATTGTCCAATCCCACCAGATAACTGATTGACATTCGTTTCCACCGTTTTGAAAACAATGTCGTTCTTACCATCTGGAATTAACTCACCAGCACATTTGATACTGTCAATCGTTTCTTGCGAAACACCCCTTTGGAGTGCTTGTTTAACATCGAACTTTTGAGCCAAATCTCGATAAGTATTTCGACTAGGAATATGATTATATGCCGACTGATTCCGACCAGCCTGTTTGATTCGTGGAAGAAGTGCCTTTTTGCTTTCTTCAATCCATTGAATCACATAACCATATTCCGCATTTGGGTCTATATAAGTCATTACTTAATCCTTTTTTTATTTTAATATTTGTGCACAGACATTAAAACTGTCCTACTTATATTATACTATTTATAAAAGATTATTACCACCGTAGGTGGGGTCTGAAAGACATACTATTTTTTCAGGATTAAAGGCTATAATATATTACTTTTCAATATTCTTAAACAGATTATCTGGCAGTGTCAAAGCCCAGTTGACCAACCCCATTACGAGGTCATCGTGGTAAGGCGTGCCATCTGGCTTATTACCACAAGCTTGGGCTTTACGGCTACCGCCTTTTCCAACATAATTAAAGTGGAGCAACTCTTGGAGCGTTTCTTCATCTTTCGGCATATACTTGCCCAAATTCATCAAGCTCTTCAGGCGTTCAATACCTTTAGCTTTACTTGAAACAGTCATTTTCGTGCCAACTGCCTTATATGGATTGTTACGGTTATATCGCTTAGGGTCGAAATAGAAATTACTATAACCACGATTACGGAGTAGTGTTATCAATAGCTCCCCTCGGTTATTCTCAACATTAATTCGTGCTGTATTATAATACTTTCCCAGTGCGTAAGCCAGTTCCGCAATATCCTCTGGTTCATTCTTTGATACATATACAGCTTGGTCTTCAAGGGTGATTTTATCAAGCACTCGCACCGAAGTGTTATCGGCTTCTTCCCCACCAAACGCTGGGTCAATCACCATTTCATAACGCCGACCAAGGATTGGTTTATTATAAATCGCAATATCCCATTCATTACCGTTCACAATCTTCCCCTCTGGGGTGTAAGTCGCATAACCAATCGGCTCAATCTTTTCTTTCTTCATTTCTTCCAGTAGCAGTGAAGTCGAAAACACTGGGCTATCGCTGGAAACAAACGGCTCTTGCCAGTTGCTTGGGAACTCTTGTCGCATTGCCGATAAGTCATTCCCCTTTTTCGTAATCAAGTGATTACGATACCAAGCCAACTTTGGAAGTCTGAGATGTTCTGGGATTTCCCATTTATCCATTTCTTTGAGTATCTCTTGCTCATATTTGGTTAATGTTTTAGCGAAATCTGGTGAGGGCTTAGCGATATACTCTTCCATTAAGAACCAAGGTAGAAAGAGAAACTCCATTTCTGGATTATTTTGTGCCTCAACCACACGGTCATAAAACTCGTTAATCCCGTTCGCCGTTGAGACATAAACCAACATTGACAAACCATTATTCGGCACAGAGGAAACAGCACCTTTCTCAATAATCCCCACATTCCGATAAAACGCTACCTCGTCCAAAATAATCGCCTGAGCTGTTCCACCACGACCACTCTCACCACTCATTGCCGTGTGATACCGCACCGTGTTATTCCTCTTCTGCCCCTTAAAGCCGATACAGCGTATCTTCCGTTCGCTCTTATTAAACTGAAAATCCCCAAAGAAAGTTGGGTGGAGCATTTCAATCATTGGGAGCATTTTATCACTGGTGATTTCTTCCACAATACTACCCAAGTGGAGAAAGTGTTTCATATTCAACGAAGCATATTCCTTATTATTAAACTTAATCAAGATATATAACTCCAAGGCTAAAAGCACGGTAGTATACCCCATCTGCCGTGCTTTTAAAATCACCAAGGTGATTGGTTTCGGTTTTAGAGCAAAGATATATTTGAGCAACAGATTAGCAAAGATAGTCTGGGCTTTATTCAAACGCAGTGGCACAATCTTACCATTCTTATCATAGATACTCAAACACCTTTCACAGAAGTAGCTAAAATCACTTAACGCTCTCAGCGTTTCTTCCTTGGTGAGCGGTGGTCGCCGAATTGTATTCTTAACCAGCTTAGCCATAATGCTTAATCTTTCTGTTCGTTATTGTTTAATTGTTTAGCTCTTCGTTCTCTTAATTCTGCTTCGCCGCGCTTCGCTCGACGCTCTCGAAGCTCTTTAAGTGTCATCTTCTTATTAGCTTCAGCTTTCTTTGGAGTGGTTGTAATCTTTTGTCGTGCTCTTCTAGCTTGCTCTTTCTTTTCTTTTTCAACATCAGCTTGAACAAGTTTGTCGACATAGCTATTAACTTCTTTAAAGAACGCATAGTTAACCAATCGCAATGAGCGAGTAAACATTTGCTCAACCATTTGAGCTTGCTGCTCTCTGGTGAGATTTTGGCTAAGTGGTGACTGAAGTGCTTGCTCAATCGATACCAGATAAGGTTCGATTACTTTATCTGTTAATTCTTTTAGTTTATCAAATGTAAATTCTTGTTTCATATAATTAGCTCCTTTCTTATTCAATTGGTTCTGCTTGTTCAAAGAGATATGCTATTTCTTTTGGCTTTGTAGTTAGGATTGTTTCAATATCTTGGGTCATAATAATATGTTTACCAATTTCTGGAAAGATAAACACTTTATCTGAACCAGCATTAGGTCTTTGTAAATAGTCGAGAGCCTTACATTTATCAGCAAGTTCTTGGAGCTTTTGATTTTGGCGTAGCTCGTAAATCCGTTTATGTTCCCAATACAAACGATAAAAGCTAGGTGGTGTTGCTTCTGGAAACTCACGTTTTTGATACTCTTCCAGTAGCAGCTGGACTTTCCGTTCTAGATAATATTTAGCGTTGCCACAATTACAAGTGATTGCGATTATATTCATTTCTTTTCCTCTCCTTTTTTATTAGCTTTATCAGTATGCGTTCAATCTGTTTATTAGTCATAACAATTACGAATTAAAGATTTCATCCCACATATCTTTATCGTCATCAGCTTGTTGGTTGAGTGCTAACTCAGCTTTCGCCAGTGCTTCTTTCACAGATTGGAAAGTCTTAATCTGGGTATTGACCAAAGCCACATAATGACTAATTTTCATATTGGGGTCTTGGAGCAAATTATCAATAAGCTTCTCAGTATGTTGAAGTGATTTAGCAACCGAAATAACAGATTGGTCAGCGAGTGAGATTGCGTTGGAACGCATTCTGGCTTGGAGCATTAGTAGCACGCTATCAATTCGCTCACGATATTTGGCATTCGCCTCCACCTCTCTTAGCTGTTCCACCGTGGGGACAAACCCAAAGGCTTGTTTAAAACACTGCTCTGGTTGCAAATCACCAGAAAGCACCAGCTCCGCATAGGTCTGGATTTGGTCATCAGTCGGTATATTTGTTTTCGCAAGTTGATTATTCATATATATATTATAACATTTTTGCGTAAATTAAAAAACCTTGGTGGCTCAAATGAACAGACCAAGGCGATGTAATTATATTATAACAATTTCTTACTCTAAAATCAATCAAAAAGATAGAACAAAATAATTTATATTCTTAATTCTATCACCACTAATCATAAAATTATTTTGTATAGCCCAGAAAATCTACTACAAGGCAATACCCCCCCATTCACTCCAAAAAAGTCGTTCAGCGTAGTTGAACGAATATGATATATGGTCTGGGGTCTCTGCCCCGTCGCATTTTTTAAAATGCCTTTAAAGCATTCTATTTATGCTTAAAGTTATCCACAGCTTTTCCACAGCTTTATAATTTTATTACATTTTTTTATTATTTTTATTAAAAAAGTATTAAAAAAGTATTGACTTTTTGAAATAACCGTGTTATAATGGTATTACAATCAAATAAGGATTGTAAAAACACATTAAGCATTTTTAAAAATCATTACCATAAAGCTTTTTAAACATTAAGCGGGCGGGCTAAAAAATTATATAGTAGTAGCTAAACGCCTTTATAAAATACGCTTAAAATTAAAAAAGTATTAAAAAAGTATTGATTTTTAAAAATAAGTATGCTATAATAGTATTACAATCAAAAAGCAACGATTGTGAAAATATTAAAGTAAAGCAAAGGTAAAGGTAAAGGTATAAAATGAATAAAAACGAAAAAAAAGCATTACAAGCACAGCTTGATGAAATCAAACAATGGGGTTCAAGAAATATCGGCTATTATTATGAAGTTTTCAAAAAGCTAGATACCATCGTTATGTTTGAACGGCTTGAAGATGCTATAAACGGAGGGTTACTGGGTGGAAGATTAAAAACAAATAACCTTATGGATTTTGCATTAGACTGGTATCTTTTCGGATTAAATTCTGATGATGAAAATGATTTAGAAGATTTTGCAAGCTTTAACGATTGCTTTATGAATTATAGCACTTATACGGTAGTGCTTGAAGAATTAGAAAAAAATAATTAAATAAAATGGGGCGGATTTAAACGCCCCTAACCATAAGAATAAATTAAACGGAGATAAATAAAATGATAAAAGTGTTTTCAATGAAAAATGAACAAAAAGAACCAGTTGCAACTTTTAGCTCGGGTGATTTTGTAGCGGATATAAACAATCTATTAAGTAGCTTTTTACCAAAAACAGATGGTGATTATGTAAAAAGAAATGTCGCTTGTGTGTTCGGTGAAAAAGAAAAATTTAACTATACAGGTGAACAATTTAACAGCTTATTAAAAACATTTGTTATTAACGATGTGAATGCTTATATGGAACACTACGGTTATTATAAGATAACTTTTACACCTGATAAAGAATAAAAAAAGGGGGCGGATTTAAACGCCCCTAACCATATAAAATATAATTAACAGATAAGTAAAGGATTAAAGAAATGAATAAAAAAACTACTTCATCAAAAACACTAGCTAACCGTAAAAAAATGGCGGAAGAAAAAAAAACCGAATGCTAAACTTAAGCAACAAATTAAAGAGCTTAAAAAGGAAATTTTAAAGAATAAAGTTCAAGCAGTGGCAGATTGGATTAAGGGGTTGATTTAAAAACCCCTTACGATAAAAAATATAATTAACAGATAAGTAAAGGATAAATAGATATGAACGAAGAACTATTAACCGACCGAAATATTTTAACCTATGAATATTTTACAGATAAACTATTAGATTATAAACCCGAAGAAGTATTTGTATTTTTTAACCACGACAATGGGTATGCTGTGAAGAGAGTTGCTTTTGACAATTTGTATAAAGAAACCGAAATTATTGGCGAT